ATCGCACATGAGCAGATACACAGATTTATTTCAAAATGGTCAAGAGGTTGAATTAATTCAACCTCAACCTACGGTGGAAAAAAAATCAAAACTCAGATCGGAATCAGATTCAGAATTAATAATGCCCGAAAATTCAATTACCGAAAATCTTAAGCCTGCAAAACCTCTACAACAACTAAAAACATTTGCGCTTGATTGAGACCACTTTCTAAACTGTCACACGGGGGGTTCCACGTCCCCCCCTTTTTTTGTATAATAACTTCAGTTAATAAACACACCTAACTACATTATGCCTCGCAAGTCTGCCGTGAACGACGCCCAACTCATTGAGTCTCTTAAAGAACTGTATGGTTCCGAAGTTACTACTGGTGACCTTCGTGGTTTCTGTGCTCTTCGCGGTTTGAACTATCAAACTGTGACCCGTCGCCTGGAAGATTACAAAACTGGTCGCGGTAAGTGGAATCTTACCGTTCGGGAACAAATGGAACAAACCTACCAGGCACCTGCTGCAATTGTTCCCGATCAGGAACATCAAAACCTTGTCCCCGAAAAAGATGATACCTTCGTCAAGTTTGGTAATTTTAACGATATCCGCAAGATTATTCAATCACAACTGTTCTATCCGACGTTCATTACGGGTCTGTCGGGTAATGGTAAAACGTTCTCGGTCGAACAAGCCTGTGCTCAGTTGGGTAGGGAACTGATCCGTGTAAACATTACTATTGAGACTGATGAAGATGATCTCATTGGCGGATTCCGTCTGGTCAATGGTGAAACTGTTTGGCATAATGGTCCAGTCGTCGAAGCCTTGGACCGCGGTGCGATTCTTTTGCTTGACGAAATTGACTTGGCTTCCAACAAGATTCTTTGCCTTCAGTCCATCCTTGAAGGTAAGGGAGTCTTCCTCAAGAAGATCGGTCGGTTTGTGAAACCTTCTGCTGGATTTAACGTCATTGCTACCGCCAACACCAAAGGTAAAGGTAGCGATGATGGGAGGTTCATCGGCACTAACGTTCTCAACGAAGCGTTCCTTGAGCGTTTCCCTGTGACCTTTGAGCAGTCCTATCCTGCTCCTGCCACTGAGCAGAAGATTCTGGAAGGCATTGCTCTGGACCTTGGTGTGGAAGACCGTGAGTTCTGCAAGCGACTGGTTGACTGGGCAGACATCATCCGCAAGACCTTCTATGACGGTGGTATTGAGGAAATCATCAGCACCCGCCGTCTGGTTCACATTATCCGTGCTTATAGCATCTTCCAAGACAAAGCAAAGGCAATCCAAGTGTGTGTGAACCGCTTTGATGATGAAACCAAGCAAGCGTTCCTGGAACTGTATGACAAGGTGGATGCTGACTTTCAAATGCCCACCGAACAAGTTGACCAGGTAACCGTATTCTGATATAATTGGGGGAGGTAAAAATCCGCCTCCCTTTTATTATGGACGAATATCCCTATTCCATCAATGATGGCATGACCTCTTGGGGTCACAGTGACTATGAATTCTTAATTCAAAACAACATGAGCGAAGACATTATTAAACAATCTCCCAGTACTCCTTGGAAGTACAATGAAGAAGAAATCGTAAAAGAACTTCTTGAGTACATCCGTGGCACTTATAACCAGCATTATTCTGCTGGTGACCAAAAGATTCAAACGCTTGACTTGATTGAAGCGTGTGGCGATGGTGAAGCATTCTGCCGTAGTAATATTCTCAAGTATGCTTCCCGTTACGATAAGAAGGGCAGTGCCCGTCGTGATATCATGAAGATCCTTCACTATGCAGTTCTTCTGCTAAACTTTAACGATAAGAACGCCGTTCGTGAAACCTACAACCAATGAGCAATATGAAACTCTCTGACAACACCCTGACTATTCTGAAGAACTTTGCTGGCATCAACAATTCTATTCTTGTGAAAGAGGGTAACCGTCTTCGTACCATCTCTGTCGCTAAGAATATCCTTGCTGAGGCAGACATTAGTGAAGAGTTTCCCCGCGACTTCGCTATCTACGACCTTAACCAGTTTCTGAATGGTTTGAGTCTTCACCAAGATCCTGATCTTGACTTTAAAGAAGAGTCCTACCTCAGCATTCGTGAAGGTAAGCGTCGCGTTAAGTATTTTTTCGCTGACCCTAATGTCATCATTGCTCCTCCTGAGAAAGAAATCAATCTGCCTTCTCAGGATGTTTGCTTCCAACTAGATAGTACTTCTTTGGAAAAACTGATTAAGGCAGCAGCAGTTTACCAACTGCCTGACCTGTCTGCCGTTGGCGAAGCAGGTGTTATCAAAC